GTTATTCATGAGCGGCTGATTCAGGTTCATATTCATATAGTGGTACGGCTGCGAGCTTAGAGTTTGCCGCAGTGGTTGGTGCTAATTCTGGCGCATACACTTATTCAGGTACGGCGGCAGATTTAAACCGTGGTTACTATGTGGCGGGTGATTCCGGTTCATACTCGTATAGCGGTACTGATGCTAATTTAAATTTTGCTGGTGCTGGCGCGTTTACGTTAGATGCAGATACGGGAAGTTATACGTATACGGGTACGGTAGCAGGTGTAGAGGCTGGTTATTTAGTAAGTGCTGATAGTGGGGTATATACGTACACGGGCACTAATGCAGATATCAGTAGGCAGGTTACTCTAACAGCTAGTACTGGGAGTTATACCTACACAGGTACAAGTATTGTTTTTGCTAGGACGTTTAACATAGAAGCTGAGAGCGGCACTTACACATATACGGGCGCAGATGTTATACTACCGCTAACAGGCCGCGCATGGATTATTCAGGGTGACGCGGCAGCAACTTGGAGCGCTCAGAGTGATTCTAGTGATGTTTGGACTGAGCAATCTGACACTAATACAACTTGGAGCTAAGTGATGGCGAGTTACAATAAATTCAATCAAACCGTTGAGGATTGGCTTCACGGTGTTTATTCATCTGATACAGATCAGTTTGTTGTTGCGTTATGCGCAGCGGCTAATGCTCCCGTGGCGACGAATAGCGTGTTAGCAAATCTTACACAGATTGCCTATACAAACCTATCATCTCGTAACTTAACGACTGCAACGAGTTCGGAAACTTCCGGCACTTATACTCAGTTGTTTAATGACCTGGTGTTAACGGCTTCAGGTGCTGTGGCTACATTCCGTTATGTGGTTATCTATAACGATACACCTACCTCTCCGGCAGATCCTTTGCTGTGCTGGTATGATTACGGAAGTGATTTAACACTGGCATCGGGCGAAACGCTAACTATTGATTTTACTACAAGCACATTTACGGTCGCTTAATGGATATATCCAAAGTAAAGTTAGATGATGAGCATCATGCGTTACTTCTAGAGGTGGGTAACGCTATGATTGAGACTCAGAGAGAGCTACATGCTTTGCAAGGTGAGTATCAAGAAGCTATTGAGCAGTTAAATATTGTTAAAGCTAAGATAAAACCTTTAAAAGAGCGGTTATCTCCATTAGCTGAGATGCAGGCAAGTATAGCGAGCAGGAAAAGTAGAGTTAAATACTTCCCAGAGTTCGCAACAAGGAATTATGATGATTCTAAGGATAAAGAGTTCTTGGAGTTTGTTAAAAAGAACATTCCCCGACAAGGAATAGATAGCTAACCAACGTAAGGAGGTGGTCTATCTCCGGCTGGCATGGTGAGCTAGCAGCCTAAGCACGCTGAGAAGCGTTACAGGCACTCTAATTTAGCCAACCATAAACGGAGCTAATGCAATGGCAACCACAAGAGCACATGCAAACAGAAAGATAAGGCAAGAAGCTTTAAGAGAGCAAATAGCTAACCAGAAGCATGAGCAGCATATATTTGAAATACTTGAAGAATTAAGAGAGCCTGGTGTCGAAATATCGTCACTTGAACTACAGAAAAAGAAACTAATTATTGACACCAAGTTAGCATTGCTTAAAAAGTACATTCCAGATGTTAAGCAAGTTGAGATTAGTGGTGATGAAGATGCGCCCTTGCAGGCAGTTACCCGTATAGAATTAGTTCCCTTAACAAAGGATAGCTAGTGTCTACTGCACAATTATTTATCCCCCCTAAACTAATCCCTGTATTCCAAGATGAGGCAGATGTGCGCGGCTCATATGGTGGTCGTGGATCTGGTAAGACTAGAACCTTTGCTATTATGGCGTGCGTATGGGGTATGCGATGGGCAGAGTCTGGTCATCATGGCATTATTCTATGTGGCCGCCAGTTTATGAATTCTCTTGATGATTCCTCATTAGAGGAGATTAAGGGTGCTATCCGCTTATATCCATTTCTAGAAGACTATTATGATGTTGGCGAGAAATACGTCAGGACTAAAAACGGGCGTGTTGAGTTTAAATTTACCGGCTTGGATCGAAATATAGATTCTGTTAAGTCTAAGTCTAAGATACTGCTATGCTGGGTTGATGAGGCTGATACAGTTCTAGAGACAGCTTGGATAAAGCTTATCCCTACTATTCGTGAAGAGAATTCAGAGCTTTGGGTAACATGGAACCCAGAGAGAAAAGGTTCGGCTACAGATAAACGCTTTAGACAGACTAAAGATCCACGCTATAAAGTTGTTGAGATGAATTGGCGAGATAATCCTAAGTTCCCAGATAAGCTGAATAGGGAGCGTGAAAGGGATAAAGAGAACAACCCAGATCAATATGATCATATCTGGGAAGGTGATTATAAGAACGCTATAGAAGGGGCTTACTTTGCTAAACACATTCTTAAAGCTAAGGAAGAAAATAGAATTTGCAAGATGGGTAGAGATCCATTATTCACTAATCGCCTATTTGTGGATATTGGCGGAACAGGCGCTAAAGCAGATGCTTTCGTTATCTGGGTTGTGCAGTTTATTGGCAAAGAGATTCGCGTAATAGATTACTATGAAAGCGTAGGGCAGCCCTTGGAGACTCATCTAGAATGGCTGAGAGAACATGATTATGTACCAAAAAACACACAAGTTTGGCTACCTCATGACGGAAAAACGCAAGATAAAGTATTTAGCGTCAGTTATGAAAGCGCTCTACAGCAAGTCGGCTACAAAGTTGCGGTAATCCCCAATCAGGGGAAAGGCGCGGCGAAACAGCGCATAGAGGCGGTTAGGCGGCTATTTCCTATTATCTATATAGATAGTGTAAAATGTCAGGCAGGTATTGACGCATTGGCTTGGTATCATGAGAAACGTGATGAGGCTAGAGATATAGGGTTAGGGCCAAATCATGATTGGGCTTCGCATGGTGCTGATGCGTTCGGGTATATGGCTATTTCATACAAAGAAGAGAAGCCAAAGAAGAAACTTAAACCGCCAAAGACAATGATTGCATAGGTGAATGAATGCTTACTGATGACCAGATAAAAAACATAGTACTCTCTGAGGCTTCAGGGGCTATTTCATATATAGGTGATAGTGATCTATCAAAGAATCGCGAAACCTTAATGAACTACTATAATCAAAAGCCTTATGGGGATGAGCAAGAAGGCCAGTCTAGTGTTGTAACCTCTGACGTTGCAGATGTGATTGAGACTATGCTTCCTATGTTAATGCGGTTATTCACTCAGGGGTCAGTGGTTGGTAAGTTTAATCCTACTGTTACGGGAACAGAAGAGGAGGCAGATCAAAAGACTCGTCTTATCAACTATGAGTTCCTGGAACGTAATAACGGTGTATTGCTACTTCATAACATGATGAAGGATGCGCTATTACAATATACCGGAGTTATGAAAGCTTATTGGTGCGATAAACCTACAACTGAAAATCGCAAGTATGCAGGATTATCGGAGCTTGAGTATCGCTCACTAGCTTTAGATGAATCAATCGAGGTTCAGAAGGTTGTAGAGGTCGAGATGCCTTTTGGTATTACTTACGATGTCGAAGTAGAAAAGACCATTTCAAAGGGCCGTTTAAAGTACGTAGGTATTCCCCCTGAAGAGTTCCTGATTAACGATGATGCTAGGGATTTTAAACACCCTCGTTTTATTGGTCAAAGAAGCCCTAAGACTCGTTCTGAATTAATTCAAATGGGCTTTGATGAGGCTATGGTTAATAATCTTCCTGCCGATGATCCATTTTCTGATACTGGTGAGAAACAGGCAAGATATGAGGATGTAGAGACTACAGGTTCATATTCTACCCATTCTCCAAACGATCAGATCTATCTAGGCGAATACTACATGCAGATAGATGTTAATGAGGATGGTGTCACTGAGTGCTGGAAAGTTTTTGTGGCTGGTAATGATCTGTTAGATAAAGAGCGCGTAGATGATCATCCGTTTTGCTGCATGACTCCAATTCCTATTCCACACAGAGCTATCGGCACATGCCCAGCTGAGCAAGTAGCTGATTTGCAGTACTGGAAGTCTACACTTGTACGACAAATGAATAATAATATCTATCAGGTTAACTACTCTCGTACATTGGCGAATGAGCGTGTTAACTATGACGACCTATTAAACCCAGTGGCAGGCGGTATTATTCGCGTAGAGGATACAGGTTCAGTAGGTGATGCTGTACAGCCTTTCGTTACACAGCCTCAGACACAGGCAATTCTACAAGGTATTGAGTATGTAGATTCGTCCAGAGAAGTTAGAACAGGTGTAACGCGTTACTCACAAGGGTTGGATGGTGATGCACTTAATCAAACAGCCACAGGTTTCATGGGTATTCGCCAGAGTGCGGAAGAACGCACGGGTATGGTCGCTAAAATATTCGCTACTACCGGCATTAAAGAGATATTTAAGAAGGGTATTAAGATTCTTTCTCAATACCAAGATACGGCGATGCAAATTCGTGTATCAGGCGCTCCGATGGAGATTGATCCGTCTGCATGGGATTACGATCTAGATTGCACGGTTGTTGTGGGTGTTGGCCATGGTGAAAGATTAGAGCGCATTAATAACCTTAATTACATTCTAACTAAACAAGAGCAGTACATTGCTCAAGGTTTGCCGGTTACTGATCCAACTAAGTTGTATAACACGCTTGAGAGATTGATAGTTGAGTCTGGTTTAAGGGATGCTTCACCATACTTTAATGATCCGGCTAGACCAGAACAATTAGCAGAAGCTGAGAATATGATTCTCAAACAGCAGTTGGCACAGATGCAGCAGATGCTTAATAACCCATTGGCAGAGGCGGAACAAGTGAAAGCACAAGCTAAGCTACAAGAGACTGTCATCAAAGAACAGACAGATTTAGCGAAGTTCGAGCAAGAACAGGCGCTAGAAGAACAGAAGTTTATTCAATCAGAAGCAACTAAGCGCACGGAATTGGAGTTGAAGTATAATCAAAATGTTCCAGGTAGCGCTGTATAAAAAGAATACAGGGGGGAGTGTATGAGTGAGATAAGACAAATCATACAAAAGGGTGAGAGAGCAGAGCAGGTACTGAAAAACCCAGTATTTGAAGATGCCCTATTAGGTATGAAAATGCGTATATTTGATGAATTGCGTATGACTAAATTAGAGGATGTTGAGCAGCGAGAGCATCTACATCAACTAATGAGATCTGCTGATATATTTGAGGGGGAGCTTAAGAAATACCTTAACGCTATGACAGCAGAAAAAGCAAAGTTGAATAAAAAACAAGCTAAGAGGATAATATAGTTATGAGTACGCCAACCAATAACGGAGCTACTGATATCAAAGGTGCTGCAGGTAGAATTGCAAGCATGTTTCAACAGCCGGAGCTGGAACGGCCAACCGGAGAGGGTGAAAATCCTTCACAAGAGGAAACTCCACAAGAAGTAACGCCAGAGGTGGCGGCAGAGAATGCGGAAACTCCCACGGAAACGCCACAGGGCGACACGGAAGAGGCGAGCAGAAGATTCAAAGCAAAACTAGGTGATCGCGATGTTGAATTTGAGCTTTTAACGGATGATGTGGATATTGA